TATATCGGACGTTCACAGTCATGGCTTACCAAGTGGGTAGGCAAAAATGTTTACTTCAGTGTCGCTGCCAAGCTGATAAGACAAAGAGCAACCGCAGTAGATGAACTACCAAACAACGAACTTAAACGTGTGGCGAAGTGGCATCTTGTTCAGATGCTTAACGATCCCGAACTACCAGTGGAAAAACGACTTGCCGTAATCAAGCAGATACAGGCACTACCAGATGAGGAAGGGCCAACGAAGGGTGGCGGACGTGGTAAAGTAAAACCCAAGATCAAGCCGATTATTGCAGATGATCTCGTTCCCGGAGCAGTAATGCCAGATCGACGGACACCTCACACGTACTTGGAGACTAAAGATGGCACAGCAATTGTTGAGGACGCGGTATAGTCCACATGAAGGTCAGATAGAAGTACACAGCCTTAATGCCAAGGAGAAATGGATAGAGGCGGCGCGTCGATGGGGAAAATCTCGTTGCGCTCTTGGTGAACTGGAGTCTGCATACTATGAGTCTCTCAGCCGTTCCATGGATTCAATTAACAAGTATCAACTTGTACCTCCGGGATTTCACGCATGGGTTGTCGCTCCGTCATATGTCCAGGGCAGACAGGCATGGAACGAACTGTTACAACTTCTTAATCCAGACTGGATAAGAGAAATTAACCAGGCAAATATGACCATAACTCTAAACGGAATATCCGAAGAGGTATGGGGATTAATAGAAATGAAGTCCGCTGATAATGCACAGGCGTTACAGACTGTCGGACTGGACTTCCTGTGGGTATCTGAAGCACAGGATATTCCGAATGCAGCTGCTGAGAAATTACGCCCTACGCTCAGACAGGCAGGTCGAATGGGACGAGCCTTCTACGAGGGTATTCCTTCACTGTATCCCGAACACTGGTTCAGGCGCGGATGTGCGGCAGCACAACGTGGCGCATATAAAAACCACAGGTACTTCCACTACACGGTATACCAGAACCCATTACTCAATGCTGATGACCTGGAAGAGGTTGAGTCAGATAAAGAGGTTATGCCCGAATCGGCATGGCGCCGTATGTATCTTGCAGAGTTCTCACTATCAGCTGGATTCTTTTCAAACATCGAGGAATGTATTGCAGGCGATTTACTTGACTCTCCCCTGCCGGGAAAGAACTACGTCGCGGGACTCGACCTTGGTGTCAGCCGTGACTTCACGGTTCTTACCGTAATGGATGCGGATGAAAGAAGAGTTGTATACCACAGGTTCTGGGATTCGGAATCATGGTCACAGGTACAACAACATATAGTGGCTATCAACGAGGAATGGGGATTACAGAGAATAATTGCTGACGCAACTGGTATGGGTAAGGCTATGGTCGAAGACCTGATGGCATTCAATATGCCAGTCGAAGGCATATCTTTGCAGAAAAGTATACGTGAAAATGTGCTTGCAAATTTAACCGTGGCAATGGAACATAAGACGATACAGTTTCCAGCCATACCTATCATGCTGAGACAGCTGAGAGCGTTCCAGCATATAAGAATGTCAAACGGAAACTTTAAGGCACAGGCACCAGCTGGCGAACACGATGACGAGGTATTCGCCCTGGCTCTGGCATTAGATGCATGTAATGAACCCGCTTCACATCAGTCAAGAAAAAGAGGAAGAGGGCGACGATATCTTCCTACACAGGCTGAAGCAAATACCGGATACGGTACAATGGGTGCGAGTTTTGGTGAGCGATACATGAAGGACAGAAGACTCAAACGTGTAGAAGACCGATGGGACAAAGCAGGAGTTGATCTCTAATGGTACTGATAAATTTCAATACAGGTAATCCATTAGTTCCTGGTGATCAGGTTTACGATGATTCAAAACCGACGGACGAAGAGGTTCTACAGATATTTGAAACATACCGTACACACTTTGAACATTTCCATGCACAGTGTGACGAGGAAGACGAATACTATTTTGGGACACGCACTATTCCGATTCCCGATGACATGCCGATTGATCCAGTTCGGCCTGCAACTCCTCACGCTATCGTTAATGTCGCAACAGACCACGTAGATGTAAATAATCCATCTATATTTGTACCCTCTCCGTCACCTCGTGCAAAGAACAGGTCGGAAAGAATACAGAAATTCTTACAGGGCGTATGGATGCATATACCCGAACATAAGAAAAGAACCGTTGTAAAGCATTCGATACAGTACGGCGTATCTTTTATGAAAGCATGGTGGGATGGGGACAAGTGGCCTGATGGCCCAAAACTGGATGATTACGATTCGGAAGAAGAATACAAGGACGCATTAAGAGATCATCTCGACAAAAGAGATATATCCTTTCCGTTTATACTCGATGCGGTAAATCCTAAGAACCTGATCTGGGATGATTCAAGATCGGGAATGAAATGGACAATCGAGTTCTACGAGGCACACTGCAATGATATCCGCGCACTCTATCCTGAATGGGCGCCTGTTATGCCCACATCGGAAAATGTTACCTTCCTTGAGTACTGGGACGATACCTGGTGCGGAAGAATGGCAGACGGTGAATGGGTATGGGGGCCGTACAAGCACGGCTATGGATTTAATCCGTATATAAAGATACAGCCAGCCGCGTCACTGGATTATGATATCGGGTCTCCCGAAGATAGATACCAGGGAATACTGAAACCTGTACATAGTCTCCTCGATTCAGAGGCAAGACTGATTACACAGTATGAAGCTATATTGAGACAGTACGCATGGAGAACCATAGACTTCTATGGACCAGCTTCATCAGCTGAAGCAACCATGGACGAATATGAACTGTTTGCTTCTAAGAACTGGGTACGTCCAAATGTACAGATACAACCGTCACCATTAGCAATGCCTCCACAGGAAATACTGCAACAGCTTGGCATGGTACAAACCATGATCGAGGAAGCAACTTTTCCTAACGTGGTACGAGGTATGCGACCTTCAGGAGTATCGTCAGGATTTGCATTATCGGTACTTGCGGGTACAGGCAGGCTTGTATTTGGTAAGTTTGCAGATGCCATGGGAAGAGGAATGGAAGAGGCTAATCAGAAGTTTCTCAAGCTTGTAAACAACAAGGCCATGGGTCGGGTTACAGTACATGGAAGAAGCACGGTACACGAATTCGATCAGTCTATTGAACCGAATGACATTAAGGAATTTTATGAGAATAACGTAACTCTTAAGGCTGAAGCACCAGAGGAGAGAGAACGTGAAGCATTACTTGCACTCAGACTCTGGAACGGTGGATCAGGACTCATTAGCTTATACGAAGCACAACGAAGAGTTGGAATTACAAACCCACTTGAAGAACAGAACCAGATGGCCGCTGAAAAACTCCTTGAGATGGCGAGGGCAGAACAGGCGGCAGAGGTCGCACAGGCTGTACAACTGGAACAACAGAGGGCGCAGGCTGCGGACGTAGCTTCGCCAACAGGGCCGCAGATGGGAACTCAGTACATGCCGAACCAGGCTCAGTTACAGAGACCTGGCGAACAAAACATACAGGGACAGAGAATGGCAACCGCAGCTGGACGTGAGTCTGTATATCCACAGGGATTAGGCGGACTTGACATTCTTGGTTCACAACTAGGTACAGCAACCGGGATAGGTAGAGATATGCCGTCAGGACAGAGGGTAGAATAATGCCAAAGAAAGAAACAAACTTATTAAGAGACCCAGTAACATCAGCTGCCTCCCGGTACAGGGAACAGGTGGATGCTTTTAAAGAACAGTACATTCCGAAAAGACCGAATCCTATGCGGACGTTTCTGAAGAATAACGGTATATCTATGAAAGACTGGAAGGATACATTTTAATGGGACAACAACCATTTCCATGGGAATTTTTTGCTCAAGGGGGAGAGTCTCCTGTTATTACTCAAGCAGCTGGTGCTAGGGTAGCCGCGATTCCAGGTTTTGAACTTGAGTTGGATGATCTTGTAAAAGAAATGACCGCAAGGATGAGAGAGGAACTTGGTATTAAGGTTGAAAGCAACAACCAGGCATCGATAAAAGTTCAGGGTGGTGGCTTAATTCCTAATGCTAATCAACCACAGCAATGGACTCTGGGAGTAGACCCTGACAAAAAAGATGAATCTTTTAAATGGAATGATATAAATAGTAGAAAGCTTCTTGATGAAATGTCCCGCGAGGCATTTATGTCGTTGCAATCGATTAATCCAAACCTCAGCATACAAGACTACAATGGGATAAAGTCAAATATTGCAAAGTCGTTTTTAGGAGACAGGTCACTTGTTGATCCAGATTTCAATGTAAATTCTCCAGAATTTACAACTTTGAATGATTTTAACAAGATAGCTAATAAG